ATAGAGTGTGGCCCCGTACCAGATACAACGAGGTTCCCTGTCGATGTAATGTTACCGACTCCAAGCGATGTCAGCGTTCCGACACTGGTGATGTTGGTCTGGGCTGCTGTGGACAGAGTGCCGACCAGGGCTGTATCTGCCGTGATCGTACCACCGTCTATGTTGGAGGAGCCAACGTCGATGGCCCCGAATCCACTTGTGATGCTCCCTCCATTAAGGGCACCTGTCGAGGTGAGAGAGCTTGTTACGACATTAGAGGCGAGCGTGGTGCCCGTCAGGGTTCCAGCAGGAGCTACGGTAGTCGCAGAAGGATCAGACCAAGAAGGCAAGCCACTGGAAAGGGTTAGGATCTGTGCATCTGAGCCTTTAGCCAGCCGAGTCGGTACACCCGAAGCTGCATAGTACAGAATGTCGCCTGACGTACCGTCTTCCAGCTTAGCAAGTGTTATCGCATTATCAGCAACCGTAACTGCGCCACCAGCGGTCATGGTAACATCACCAGAGAGTGCAAACTCTGCGGCAACATTTGAGGCACTACCTATCCAGATCTTGGTATTGTCGAGCGGTGAACTTGTCGCGTCTATGAAGGCACCAGTGATTGCTGTTCCGTTCCAGACACCCGTAGCCACGGTTCCTAAAATCGTGATTGCCGTGGAACTACCCACATCCAGCGTTGCTGGATCACCACTGGCATCACCTATCAGAATTTCACCATCACCCAGAACTGAGGTCGCAGTGATTGCACCCGTACCACTACCGAGTAGCACACCCCCGTCAGTTAATGAGGTCGCACCCGTACCACCTTTGTTTACCGCTATCGTGTCGGCTGACCATGTTCCCGTTCCGACAGTTCCCAATGTGGTAATCGTACTCTGACCCACATAATCAGATGCAATCGTTACCGCATCAGCAGATACCGTGATTGTCCCACTGGTCCCGATCACGTTCAATGTAGGTATCGGACCACTCAGGCTCGTCCCTGTTAATCCAGCACCAGCGACTATCGCAGTAATGTCACCTACGGTGGGTGTTTCCCAGGCTGGGTTAGCTCCAGCCCCACCACTGGTCAGCACATCGCCATCTGATCCAGCACCTAGTCGAGCAGGGGCACCCGAAGCTGCATAATAAAGAACATCGCCCTGTGTACCGTCTTCCAGCTTGGCAAGCGTGACAGCATTGTCTGCTATATAGGTCGTAGCAATCGCTGTCCCATTCCAGACTCCTGTAGCCACCGTTCCGAGAATTGTGATCGCGCTTGAACTTCCGACATCTAGTGTCGCAGGATCTCCAGAGGCGTCCCCAATAAGTATCTCACCGTCACCTAAGACAGAAGTAGCAGTGATTGCCCCAGTGCCTGACCCCAAAAGAACGCCACCATCAGTTAGTGAGGTCGCACCCGTACCGCCACGCGCTACTGTTAAGGTTCCAGTTGTCCCTGCTACTATGGGTAATCCAGTGATATTAGTTGCTGTACCACTCGCTGGTGTACCTAATACTGGCGTTACCAATGTAGGCGAAGTTGCAAATACTAATGATCCAGTTCCTGTTTCATCTGAAATTACTGTTTTTAGTTCAGCAGAAGTTGTTGCTGCCAATGCTGAAATTTTGCTTGTAGTATAAACACCATTCGTTACGGCTCCTGCTGTTAAACCTGAAGCCGTTCCTGTGACATTTGTCATCACACCACTTGCTGGTGTGCCCAATGCTGGTGTTACCAGTGTAGGTGAGGAGGATAGGACTACATTTCCAGATCCAGTTGAGGATGTTACGCCCGTACCACCTTGACCTACTGCAACGGTAGTTCCCTCCCAAGTTCCAGTAGCGATGGTGCCTAATGTCGTAATCGTACTTTGGCCTACATAGTCAGCCGCAATGGTTACGGCATCAGCAGATACGGTAATCGTGCCACTGGTCCCAATGACATTCAGGGTGGGTATTGGGCCACTTAGGTCCGTTCCAGTTAAACCAGCACCAGCAACTATGGCCGTAATATCACCCTCTTGGTCTGTCACCCACTCTAGCACACCTCCAGTACCATCAGTCCTGAGATACTGTTTATCTGCACCAACCGTTCCTGGCATAGTCAGCGTGTACTGTGTGACTGCCGCAGGAGCTTGAAACTTTACCGTATCGGTTCCAGCACCCGTTTCCTGAAGGCCGACACTATTGAACTTGATGTCGGACATAGTGAGATCGGTGCCGCCGACAGCGAAAATATCATCAATTACTGTTATTCCAGCATTAAGCTCATCACCCCATGAGTTAGTGCTTCCACCTACAGTCGGTAGTGTAATACCTAGATTCGTGGTAGCCATATTCTATCCTAGAGCTACGGATCGCATACGGAGGCCAGAAGCGGTGTGACGCTCCCGTTGTCCCTGCAATCGTAAGTCGTTTAATGCCTTATCAAGTCTGGATGTCCACATCGGCATCCGCTCATCATTCTTCAAATACGGTTCTGCTTCGACCAACGCACCAAACAAGTAAATGTCAGGGTGGTTGGTCAACAGCCAATTTGTGCCATCTGCCAGTGCTGGTATGCGCGTGTAGTAGATAATAGACGCCGTGTAGGTGCTATCAGGTGATCTAAGTACCTCAAGCTGATTAGTAGACCCACCGACTGTGGTGAAATAATACGGCTTGCCTCCACCTGTCAGGGAAACGCGCCTTTCGGATAGTTCCTCCGGGGTCATGTATTCCAATACAATCACAGGCGTCAGATCCAGCACGATCCTAACGATCTCCAATGTGTCCGTAGGAAGCGTGGTATAACGCCCAGAGATAGAGAAGGAATCATCCTTCGTAATCATGTCAGGCTGGCGTATCACACGATTGAATGATGCTTCCGCTAGTTCGATGAACTCGGGGATGCGAGTATCCAGGTCCGTGCGATCCAGCCAGTTCCCAACCGCCGTCTGAAGCTGTTCATATGTGGTGATCGCCATCAGACTCGTCCTGGTCTAGTTCTGAACACCTTGTTGTCTGGATCGTTCAGCCAGCGTCTAATCACCCTCTGATCCTTGAAGTTGTTCGACGCCTTGGCGAGTTGGTGATAGATGACCATTGGTATCGAGGCCACCTTGTGCGTATCGCCCTTCCAAGATTTACGCTCATCTGCCTGATTGAAAATGCTCTTGTTGTGTTCAACAATAGCAGTGACATCCTGAACATTCTCTAGGCTGATGTTGCCTGTGATATCATCATAATGATACCACTGCGTAACCTTGGTTACTGGGTCATAATCGAGTATGCGTTTCATAATATGGAACCATCGGGGGCAGGGGCCGAAGCCCCCACCCCACTAGGTTTTCAGTTATGCCGCTGCTTTGATGCCAGCAACAATACCGTGGGCTGCTTCGTTGTTAACCTGAAGCCCCCATTCGATCAATGCCATTCGCTTATCGGCATCACCAGACTTAGCCAGAGCCTCGATCCCATACGGGCGAAGCGTAGACAACTTGACTTCATCAGGATCGATGAATAAAGCCCAATCGTTGTACTCCCCTTATACACCTTCATCAATCACTGTCGTGAAAAAGCGATTAGGTACAACAGAGAGATTACCGAAGTCACTGACATAAATGTCAGCCGCACCAATAATCACGGAAGGCTCTGCGCCGTCTACGTTGTAACGGCTAGAAGCGATTCCACTGAATCCACTCACAACAGTCTTGTTGTAAGGACTCACCATCAACATTGTTGGCTCACCACCACTGTTGAAGCACTGCTGCATGACGCTTTGCAACATTGCCTCTGAAAACGCTACAGGAACGTCGAAAGTTTTCCACACCTCTGATGCACCTGTCGGGGTTGAACCCGTGTAACTAGGTGGATCTAGGGGTGTTAAAGCCCCTTGTGCGCTGTAGTTGGTCTTTAGCCAACATGGGAATCCAGCCGTAACTCTTGCTGTTCCCGTAGCACCGACAACCGCACCCACTCCGTTCAGTAGGCAAGCCTTTTCAACATCACGCTTTAGCTCTTTCGCAGTTTTCGCTGCCTGGTATCCCACCTCTGAAGAACGACCAGCCTTGATAACTTTCTGCTCAGTTCCAGAGATGATGAAATCGCGCATATTGATCTGACAATAGTTCCCCAGGCGCGTGGTCGCGGAAACAGCCGTATAGCTGCTCAGATCCTGTCCTTCAACTACTGGTGTGGCCGAAGCAGAACTAAGGCTGTCCGTTTGCCACTCGAAATATGTGTTCTCTGCACTACGGCTGCCAATGTTGCTCTGGAAGGGAGTGGCTGTCGGAGAAATATCCGCAATCAGATCACTCAGATCCTCCCTGATCCCTTTGGCATCGTAAGTGGTGAACGTGTTAGTAATAACTGCCATAATTTAACTTTTAGTTAGTCCGCAAGCAGTGAACCAAACAAGGCTGCGGCATCGTCCACCTTTCCGGTGTCTCTCAGCTTTTGCCTCATAGCTTTCTGCTTACGGGAGCGCACCCTCTGGGAGGTCTCCTTGTTCCCTGCTTTTGCGCTTCCGATTTTCGATTTCGCCGCCTGGACCTTCTCGCCGTTGGTGAGTTGGTTGTAACGCCAAGCATCCCGTAACGCGATCAATGCTCTATGGTCGTAAATCTGACCCAATTCTTCGTCACTGAATCCTAGTGTTTTCCCATACTCTAACAGCTTTCGCTGTTCATCGGCCTGAAGATCCGAGTCGGACCATTCAGGAATCTTTTCCAGCACCATTGTCCGTTCCTGGGAAAGGCGTCTTTCCAGTTCCTCAGATTGCTGTCCCTGTAGGAGTTGCTGCATACGCACTTGTTCCTCTTGCACGGCTTGAATCTGCCCTTCCCGATCTCGCTCCATCTGCTTGAGCTTTAGCCATTGAACGGGGTCTTGTCGCTCTAGCGTATCCCAATCAATATTCGGTTGTGCGGCAGATTCCATCTGTTGCCGGAGCTGCTGAAGCACAGACGCATACGTCTGACGCTCCTGCCCCAGAGCCGTTTGCTGGTCAGCGAACGCATTGCGCTCATCGGCCAACGCCTGACTCTTTTGTGTGAATGACGATCCCCTTTGGTAGCCCGATAAGAGTTCGTCCAGCGGAACTTGCATCTCTTTGCCGTCTACGAGTACACGGTAGGTTGCACCTTCGCCTTCGGATTGTTCTTCGTCAGCTTCCTCGTCTGCGAACTCATCCACTTCATCCAAATCGTCGGATAATTCGGATTCTACTTCCTGCTCTTCCTCAAAAGAATCCTCTGCCTCAACTGGCTCGGGTTGCTCTTCTGGTTCTCCGACAAGCATTTGATTGAACGAATCTGAAATCTCGTCCATAGTGCGCCGTTTACGGTCACTCCCTGCTGGGTTGGTGACTGTTGTTTCGCTCACTATTTTCTCCGTTTATTAGATTTATGCTTTTTTTCTACAGCCCAATCAGCGACCAGAGTACGAAGTCCACGAACAACCTCGTCTAGTCCCCGGCCCTGCATATAAAGATTTTCCCTAGTGTTCACCTCGTTCAGATCCGTTAGATGCCATTGTGTGACGATGCTGACTCTTGCGGTTTCGATAACTTCGGTGAACACAGGATCTTTTAATATCTCATCTGCTCGCAGTCCTTTCTGTTCGCGAGTTAGGTCATTCATCTTCTAAGCTCTTCTTCAAGATTTCAAGGTCTATCTCGTTATTAAACTTCTCTTCGGCCTGGAATTCTCGTATCGCCAGATCGCCAGCAATGCGCGTGGTTTCACGGTCATCAAGCTGCTGTGCTTTCATTACATCTACTTCCAGCTTCTGCTGATCGATTGCCGTGCGAGCTTGGATGTCTGCCATCTGAGCCTGCGCGAGCAACTCTTCTGGAGTCGGCGGCGGCGGTTCAGGTGGTGGTGGCGTCCAATCAATCGGCAACGGTTTGAAGAACTGATCGGTGTCCTTGTAACCACTGATCTCGAGCATCTTAGCAAGCGTGTTTCTGATGTTGCCTAGACCGACAAGCGGATTGTCAGGTCCAAGTTTCTCCAACGCTTCCGTTTGCCTAGCTACAACCTGATTCAGAACAGCCAGCCTTTCGTCCGTCATACCGGAGCCAAGTCCGACATTCACAGTACAATCCATAGACGAATCCCACACCCGTGGATCTACAGGCACCCATTCGTTACGCAAACGAACTACGCGCTCACGGTCTTGATGTGTAATGATGAGTCTGAGAAGTCCCTTGAACAGACGTTTGAATCCATTCTCGGCAAATAGTCTAGCCATCATTTCCAAGTGCTGTTCGGCACCACGAATCGTGGCGGTTACAGCAGCTCTGGTTGTGGATTGCAAGACATCGGGATCTAAGCCTTGGGATGCAGCGGTCTGGCCGGTGCGTGATTCTTTCATGTCATCCAGATAGGACACCATCGGAAACGCTTCTTTACCCAAGAACGGCACATCCAACTGCTGTACCATGCCAGGTTGGCGCATCCTGATGATTGATCCAACTTCTGGATTCAGCACATCATCGATGTCCACCATGCCCTCGACTACGCCCGTTCTGGGATAGAGCGCAAAACTCAAGCTGTCCAACATACCACGCAGTACGGCAGACTTGATTCTCTGGATATCTTTCGTGAGATCAGCCAAATCAGATCCGAAAAACACATGAGGTTCCGGGTCGCAGGCAAACATAGCGAACGGTATCTCGTCCGCTGACTCATTGTTTACGACCTTATAGCCGTCACCAACCGTGCAGACACGCCTGAGTTCGGCTATGCCGTCACCGTCATAATCGATATAGCACCACGCTTCGACGTAAAGTACTCGTCTGCGTTCGTAAGCTGACAATGGACTCATTGATGCGCGGTCATTGTATCGTGCCCAATATTCATCCGTACCCGTAAACGCAACTTCGTCCGACAGATGCTCTTCCAGCATTTTCCTGTCGTAGCCCAGAGCAACCAGAGATGACACGGTAGCCATTGTCCTGTGGCCTACGATCATCGCATCATCGAGACTCGTAGCTGCTGCGTCTACCAGAAATTCTTCCGGCGGCATTGTTTCTATCTTTACACGATTGCGTTTGCGCTGACGTTTGATCTCTACATCGTATATTTGCGGTACAGGCATACCCTGCGCTTGCATCATTTGAGCCTGCTGCTCGTTGACGCCTGGAGCCGGTCGTGCTTCCACCGATACAGCCTCTACGCCATCTTCCTGCAAGATCAGGCCAAGCGCACCTTCGTCGAGATTCTCAAATGTGTGGGTATGCACTTCGATGGAATCGTCCCACCACCACTTTACGAAACCGCCCTTATTCATCAGCGCGTCTTTGAACACACTGTAGAAAATAGCTACAGCTTCGTTGTCCTGTTGTATGACATAGTTCAGATAATCCGTGGCCTGTTCAGCCATCGCGATATCTTCGCCGGAACGTGGCACGAACTCCACGACTTTCTCCGATCCAAAGAACACACGCATCATGGACGGCAATACGGCTTGCACGGAGTCACGCACATCACGACTGACTACCTGGCTTCTGCCGTCTACCTCATTACCGAACTTGTCGCCTTTGTAATACTTGGTTGACTCTGCCCTGATCGGGCTGATGTCATCGTCTATGTACTGGATCGCGTCTGTGATGTAGGAACGAACTGTGGTTTGCAGTTCTTCCTCTGTCATCCCGATACCAGCTTCGGTTTCAGCTTGGTCGATGTAGGCCAATAGTCGCTACTCGCAGAAGGATAGTCTGACCGAACATATTAGGATGGCGTCAACTGTTCAACCATAAAAAGAACCCCGCTCGCAAAAAGCGAACGGGGCCACCCTTTTAAGGAGGACATCTTTGGAGCAGCCCAATGGATGACTAGTCCATACTCTCGCAGAGTTAAAG